CAATGGGAAGTCTGTTTAAATCTCAAAACGGTTCAATCTGGACTGCTAATCAGTATCAAGACTTAAAGTTCAAATTGTATAAAGCACGTTTTGCGGCAAATGCAGGTAGCGTATATTTCCATAACCCAACATTAAATGAAAGTAATTCTTATATTCCAGAATTACCTGCAGATCCATTTTTACCACTGTCTAGACAACTTAAAGTTGGAATTACCACTGTTACTTCATCAACATTAGTTGGAATTTTAACTGCTGGTAGAAAAGTTTCTGGTGCAGGCGTAACATCAAACTATGGATATATTGTTGGAACAGGAAGTTCAGTTGCTTCAGTAGGCATCACTACAGGTGGTTTAAATTACAGTGTAGGTACTGTCCAAACTTATAACATTACTGGAAGTGGCAGTGGATTAAGATTGAATATTACAAGTGTTGGATCTGGAGGTGTAATTACTGGAATTGGAGTTTCTTCACTATTCGTAGGAAGTGGATATGCAGTTGGAGATGTTGTTGGAATTGTCACATCCACAGTTTCTCCTGCCTCTGGTAAAGGAGCACAAATTACTATTTCTAGTATAACAGGAGTAGATACACTTTATCTATCAAATGTTCAGGGTGAATCTCTTTCTTCAGTCGGCATTTCTTCATTAGTTTATTATGATTCTTCTGGTGGATCGGTAAGTCTTGCCAACACAAGTATTCTGTCTTCAACTCCAATTGGCGGAATTTTTGGAGGAAACTTTATATCAGTCAATCATTATAATCATGGAATGTACTCTAATATTAACAAGGTTACAATTTCTAATGCAGACACTGATATACCTTCGACTACTTTATCGTCAGCATTAGCAATTTCCGGAACAACAGTTAGTGTCGCTTCTACATCTAATTTAAATGTTTTTGAAGGTGTAAACGTAAGTGCTTCTAATCCAGGATTTATTAGAATTGATTCTGAAATCATAAAATATACATCTGTGGGAAGTGGAACTCTAGGTGGAATTACAAGAGGAATTGACTCCACTATTCCGGCGAGTTATGATTCAAATGTTCCAGTATTTAAATATGAACTTGGAGGAGTTTCTTTAAGAAGAATCAATAAAACTCATGATATAAGTGATTTAAATATTGGAATTGATAATTATTGTATTGAAATTGATAGAAGTGCATTTGATGCTAATGTTACTAATAGAACAACTGATGGATCGCTATCAACTGCTCCACAACTTTCATTTACTTTAAGTTCAATGTGTGGAGGAAATAAGGTAAGAGCAACGGAAAACATTCAGTTTAATACAATTATTCCTCAAGTTTCTGTAAATAATCCAGCATCAGTAACCTCAACAACAGCGCAAATTAGAACTGTCAGTGGCACTAGTGTTAATGGAACAGAAACTTCATTTGTTGATCAAGGATTTGAACCAGTAGAACTTGGTGTAGAAAATAAATTATCTTCTACAAGAATTGTATGTTCGAATATAAATGAGCAAACTTATCTTTCTTCACTATTAAGAAATAAATCATTTACTATGAAAATTGATCTTTCAACTACTGATTTAAATCTATCCCCAGCACTGTTCTGGAAAGAATCTTCGGCAAGTTTGATTAGCAATAGATTAAATGCGCCAATTGCAAATTATGCCGAAGATAACAGAGTTAACAGCATTACATTTGACCCACACGCAGCAGTTTATGTTTCTAATACTGTTAGGTTGGCACAACCAGCAACATCACTAAAGGTTATTGTAAGTGCTTATAGGCATGCTAGTGCAGATTTTAGAGTATTGTATAGTTTGATACGACCAGATTCTAGTGAAGTAGAGCAATCATTTGAATTATTCCCTGGATATAATAATTTAACAATAGATAATAACAATGATGGGTATTTTGATGTTGTTAACCCATCAAATAATAGTGGTTTACCTGATGTTATTGTTCCAGCAAGTTTAGAAAATGAATTTTTAGATTATGAATTTAGTGCAAATAATCTTGGAAGTTTCAGTGGATATACAATCAAAATTGTACTAGCAGGAACTGATCAAGCACACGCACCAAGATTCAAAGATCTAAGGAGTATAGCATTAGCATGATACCTGTAAAAGGACATCCAAATTTATACAGAGATGAAAAATCTGGAGCAATATTGAACTGTGATGAGCAATCATACAATCAATATATTAATTCAGTCAATAGAAACAAAACACAACGAGTTGAAATTGAACAAATTAAAAAAGACATTGATGAGATTAAATTACTTCTAAGGGAGATTTTAAATGGATCCAAATGATATTACTCTAGAATCAATTGATAGACTATTTGAATATGAAAAACACGCTAGAACTATTGATGATTTAAATTTAGAAGAATTAAAAAAATTTTCTAAACTTTATTGCAAGTTATACTTAAAACAGCAGGAGGTAATTTCTACCCTCAATTTTAGTGATCATAAATAGGAAGTAGAATCAAATACATACATGGCAGCAGTATATGTCAATAACTTAATAATTAACTCTGGATCTGATTTTAGTCAGTCTTTCACTCTAGAGGGAAATGATTCGAATTCTAGTTTTGATTTAACAAATTATACTGTTACATCTCAAATGAGAAAATGGGCGGGTAGTTCTTCATATACTGCGTTCACTGCCGAAGTGATTGAACCATCTGCTGATGGACAATTACTTTTATCATTAACTTCAACTCAAACAAAACAAATTAAACCTGGAAGATACATTTATGATGTAGTAATTACTGATAACTATGGGGTAAAAAATAGAGTCATAGAAGGTAATGTTCTCGTAAGAGAAGGAGCTACTCAATAAATGGCAAATATTAAAGTTAGAGTTGGACAACAAAATACAACTAAAGTAATTGCCAGCCTTTCTGGATCTGCAGGTGGTAAAGCTATTGAGGCAAAAAATGTAATAGGTGGAATAGCATCCGTAACCCAATTACATGTAAGTGGCATTTCAACTTTTGTTGGAATTGCTACTTTTAAAAATGATGTTTATATTGATGGCGATCTTTACATAAAAGATGACTTAAATATTGATGAATTAACAGCGAGAAATGTAAATGTAACTGGATTTACAACTACAGTAAATTTAAGAGTATCTAATTCTTTTTATTATACACCATCATTTACAAGTGGAGTTGCATATTTTGATTCTACTGGATTAATGGTTTCAACTGGAGCAACTAGTTCTGCAATCGATTACACAAATTATTTACTCACGACAGATAATTCTGGAATTCCAGTCTGGTCAAATACGATAGATGGGGGTGTTTACTAATGTCTAAACCAGCAACTAGACAACAATTAATTGATTATTGCCTAAGAAGATTAGGTGCTCCTGTTTTAGAAATTAACATAGATGATGACCAGATAGATGATTTGGTTGATGATGCATTACAGTACTTTCAAGAAAGACACTTTGATGGTGTCGAAAGAATGTTTCTTAAGTACAAAATTACAGAAAATGATGTAAATAGAGGGCAAGCAAAAAGTACAAATGGAGTTGGCATTGTAACAACTACTGGATCTGCAACTATTTCTGGTATTGGAACAACCAGTTTTAATTTTTATGAAACTTCAAACTTCATTCAAGTTCCAGATTCTATTATAGGAGTTGAAAAAGTATTTAAATTTGATACAAGTTCTATCTCTGCAGGAATGTTTAGTATTAAATATCAACTATTTTTAAATGACCTATATTATTTTAATTCAGTTGAACTTTTACAGTATGCAATGGTAAAAACATATCTTGAAGATATTGATTTCTTATTATCTACAGACAAGCAAGTTAGATTTAATAAAAGACAAAATAGATTGTATCTAGACATTGATTGGGGATCAAAAGCAAAAGATACATTTATAGTCATAGATTGTTATAGAATTTTAGACCCAAATGATTTTACTAAAGTATATAACGATAGTTTCCTTAAAAAATATTTGACTGCACTAATGAAGCGTCAATGGGGTCAAAACTTAATTAAGTTTAGAGGCGTCAAGTTACCTGGTGGCATTGAACTTAACGGAAGAGAAATTTATGAGGATGCTGAAAGAGAATTAGAAAATATTAGGCAAAGAATGTCAATGGATTATGAACTTCCACCTTACGATTTCATTGGATAATAATGGCACTTAATCCTTTTTTTCTGCAAGGTTCTCCCGGAGAACAAAGACTTGTACAAGATTTAATTAATGAGCAATTAAAAATATATGGTGTAGAGGTTATCTACATACCAAGAAAATTTGTAAGAAAAGA